CCAAGGCGGTCGCCAACGACCACGATGCCGTCGCGGCCTAGCGGCTCGTATCGGGTGTGCGATGCTATTGATTTTTCTGGTCGGAGTGGCAGGATTTGAACCTGCGACCCCGTCGTCCCGAACAAGTGAGGCCAAGATCGTCGCCTCGCCAAAAGCCCGGAATTCTGCGGGTTTGCTCGCTCCGCTTCGACCCGCTTTGACCCCTTCGTTCCGCTTTAATTCCGCCGTTTCAGGTGGGTTTCAGGTGGGGTTCAGGTGGGGACGCCCTACAGGCAGGCGCGGAGCTTGTCGGCCTCGACCGGAGAGATCGCTATCGCCATATCGGCCGCGACCATACTGACCTCATATCCGACCGTCTGGAGATCGCAACGCGAGGCAAGCGCCCCGGCCTTGGCCTTTAGCGTGAAGTAGCCTTCGAACTTCGCCGGCACGACGCCGTTGCGGGCTGCGTCATGGTAGAAGGGCGCGGCAACAGAGATCGGGACGACGACGCTCGACACGGCGAGCGGGTTGCCGGGGAAGTTGTCGTCGATCAAGCGTTGAATGTCTCCGGCGAGGGACGCGTCGATCGCCCGCTTGCGCACAAACGTCTCGCTCGCGAACCAACCGACAGCCGCGACAAGAGCCACGATTAGAAACTTCCGCATGGTGCAACCCCTAAAAAAAACCCCGCACAGGGCGGGGTCGAAAGTAAGGTGCATAGGAGGCTACCTTCAACGGGAACGATAAGAGAACGCTTGCTGATTTGCCAAGGGGCAAATTGCGTTGCGCACAACGCAAAAAAGAGGCGCGGCGGCGACCTCACGAAGAGATCAAGCCGCCGCGCCGAGCGCGAGCGCCTACAGGGGCGCCCGCTGCTATTCTGGACCGTCGCCAACGATCACGCCGCCGGCATTACCCGGCGACGAACCGCCGGACCCGCCGGCCGGCTCCGAAGAGCCGCCGCCGTTGCTGGCTTCCGCCTTCGCCCGCTCCGTTCCGTTGGCTTCCTTCGCCGAGCTTGCCGAGCCTTCGCCCTTGCCCGATTGGACCTTTCCGGAGATCGCGGTCTTGTAGCCGTCCGACTTGCTGAAGGAATGATCCGCCGTCTCGATAACGAAGGGGATGCCGTCCACGCCGGGCCGCACGCCGCTATAGGTGAATACGCCGCCGGCCCGGATTGAAGCGTCGCCGACGGCCGTGACCGACGTTGACAGGCCGCCCCGGCTCAATTGGTTCGACTTCGCCTTGGCCGCCTTCTGCGCTTCCTCTTCGGAGCTAAACGCCTCGCGTAGCCGGTAAATGGCCGGGCTGTCAGAAACCTCGCTCTCGACCTCGACCTCTTTGCGCTCGACGCCTTCTTTGTCCTGATAGTAGCCGACGACTTTGCCGTAGCTCCCGCGATCGGAGATCGACACCTTGCACGTCCCCTGCACGATGCTCTCCGGCCCCAGGCTGAAGCTCCCGACCGTCTGGCCGGAGGCCGATCGACCCGCCCCCTTCTCCGCGAAGATGAGCTTCCCTTCCTTAATCGTGAAAAGGCCGTCATGCCGGGCTGCGAGCCGGTCTAGGACGTTCATGTCGCTTTCGTCGATCTGTCCAAACCATTTGTACGAATGGCCGCCCACGGCTTCGGAAACGGCCGGCGAGAGGCCGTGGTCGCTGGCGATCTCCGAGACGATATCCTTGACGGTCTTGTCATCCCAGTGCCGGTTTTTGTGTTCCTTCAGCGTGTCGCGCATGTCCGCGCTCTTGCCTTGGATATTGATGGCATAGGGCAGGCATTCGAGTTCGACTTCGTCGACCACGAATTCTCCCATCGACTGCACGCCGCCCTCTTCGTATCCCATCGACACCGCGACGCGCGCGCCACGGCGCGGGATTTCCGCGAAGGGCACGTCGTTAAGCTTGATCTGGACCGTATCCGACCGCGTGCCTTCCTTGTCGGTCACGGTGACGGAGATCAGCCGGGAGACGAAGTCGCCGGAGACGGGCTTGCCGTCGACCGTGATATCGATTTTTGGCGTCATGACTTAGTCCCAAAGCTTCACGACGGCCGGCGTCTTTTTGGCCGGGCCAAGGTCGGGCAGGATAATGGTCGTGCCGGCAGGCAAGGCCGGCCCCTTGGCCGCGAGGCCGGGGTTTGCGTCGAGAACGGCTTCGGTGAAGCCGCTTTCCTCGCCATAGAAGGCGAAGCACACGGCGTCGACCATGTCGCCGTCAATGCATGTGTATTTCGCCGCCATGTCACAACCCGATTAGTGAGAGGACGCCGCCGAGAGTGAGGCGGAATTCGCCGAGGCCGCCCGGCGTGCCGCCGTATGCCTTCAGGTGGATTTCGTAGGCATTCTGTCGCGGCGTGCCGTTGCGATCGTGGTAGCCCCGATCCTCCGATACGCGCTCGACGACGAAGTTGCCGTAGATGCGACCGCCGCGCGAAACGAGCATGAGCGGGCGGCCGGAGGTCGCCGCGCTGCGGATACCCTCCAGCGACCCGGCTCCGCCGAATTCGAGCGGGAACAAGACGCCTTTGATCGTGGCCGTGTCCGACTTCGGCCCCGTCCACTGAAGCACGTCGAAGCGGTTGGCGACGGCAATCTCCGCCCAAGACGTGTCGAGCGACCTCGATACGTCCGTATAGGAGAAGCCGAGCGCTTCAAACGCATACGGGCCAAGCGACATTGAAACGGGACCGGACATTTATTGACCTCCGTCGGCGAGATTTTGCCTGATTGCCGCGCCGACGCGGTTCCCGACCGTTGCGTTGAGCGTTAGCGCGGTCGCGCCGGCCTGCCCGAGCAAGGCGACAAGCTGGCGAGCCTTTTCTAGAGCCGCATCGATCGACGCCGGGTCGACGACAGGCGTGGCAGTCACACTAAGGGCCGACTGCATTTCCGACCCGGTTGTGGTCGCCTTCGCGGCAAGGCTGTCCATGCCGGACAGCATCTTATCGAAGGCATTCGGGCCAGCCGGACCCGGCGGGAGGAACCCCGCCCCGCCGAGGCCGCTCCAGAGGCCGCCGTTTGCCACGCCCGATAGATCGCCGCGCTCCCGCTCTTCGGAGTGAGACAGTCGAGCATTTAGCTCCGCCGTCCGCTTGTTCGCCTCGTCTCGCATTCGCTTGCGATCTTCAGCCGACGCTCCCAAATAGGAGTTGTCGGCCGTGCTTCCCGAAGCGAGAAGCGCCGCCGCCCACGGCGTGGCCCTGCCGAGCAAGCCGAGCCAACCGCCGCCGCCGCCGCCCTTCGTATAGCGGCCCTTGCTGTCTCGACCGGCCTTGCCGCCGCCGCCACCGAAGATCGCCTTGGCGATGCTGTAGCCCGACAGGAGCTTTGCCGCCGCCGCGATGCCTTTCATGGCCGCCCACACGCCACGGAGCGGCATGAGCGCAAGGCCAGCCGCAAGGCCGAAGGCTCCCAAGCCAAGAGCCGCCCCACCGAGGCCGACAGCGAGGCCAGCGCCATCGATATCCCCTATCGTCGACAGGAGGGTCGTGAGCGGGGAATTGCGAAGGCTCTCGCCGAAGGTCTGCCACTTGTGGAAGACCTCGCCGAGCTTGTCGCCGGTCAAGCCGTCACCCTCAATACCGAAGAGCAAGTCGCGGACTTCGCGAAGGAAGTCGGTAATGCCGCCGAGCGCTTCCGCCGTGCCGCCCTTGAAGCCGAGGCCGTTGAAAAAGCCGTTGGCCGCCGTCGACAGGCGTTCAAACACATTCACCCGGCCATCAGCGGTCGAGAAGAAATTGTTGAGATAGGCCAGCGTGTCGCGGATAGGCGATAGGAAGTTGGCCCCTTTGTCGGCCGACCAAAGCTGCATGTTGTTTTGGAAGCGCTGCCACTGTCCCGCGACGGTGTTCTCGAAAATGTCCGCCGCCCTTTGGATCGACCCCGACCAATCTGACCCCTTCAGGCCCTCCAGCGTGGCGGCGATGGCGTCCGTCTGTGCGGCGAGCGCCTTGGCTTCATCCTGCGTTTCGAGGCCGAAGAGGTTCTTATAGAATTCGGCCGCGTCTTCCTTTTTGAGCTTCTTCACGGTCGCGAACATTTCGACAAGCGCCTCTTTCGGGCTGTCGTAGAACTTCCGCTGAAGGCTCGCCGAGTAACCCTTGCCGCCGACCTTGTCGAGGAATTCGCCGCCCTTCTTTTCGAGGTCGCCCGACTTTGACAGGATCGAGTTCAGCGCGGTCGCCGCGCGCTGGCTGGAAATGCCGACGGAGGTCAGCGCGGACCCCATCGCCAAAAGCTCGTCTGAAGTGACGCCGGCCGCCCTAGCGTTCGCGGCGGTGCGGAGAAGCACGTCGACTAGCTGCTCTTCGCTCGACGCGGCCGTGTCGGCGACATAGTTGATCTTGTCGCCAAGCTCTTCAAGCTGGTCCAAATTCAGGCCGAAGGCGGCCCGGATTTGCGCCAAGCTGGAGCCGGTTTGCTCCGCGCTCATTTGGAAGGCGGATGCCGCCTTCGCGCCGAATTGAGCGAAGCGGACAAGGTCTTCGGTCGGAATGCCAAACTGGCCGGCCTGCGCCACAAGGCCGGCAAGCTCATTCATGCCGACCGTCGAAGTCGAAGCAACTCGCTTGATCGCCTTCTCGATATCGGCGATTTGCTGCGGCGTGCCGGAGACAAGCTTCCGGACCTCCGCCATAGACGCCTCGAATTCGACGGCTCCGCCGATGATGCTCTTAAATCCGACATAGCCGGCCGCGCCAGCGCCCACGGCCGCAATCGAGCGATTAAGCATGGACATGGCCCCGGTCGCGGCGACCGCGCCTCCGGCGATGCCGCCTTTGCCGCCTTGGCCGAAGAGCCGCCCCATGATCCCCTTGGCCGGTCCGCTTGCCTTGTCGACAAGCGACAGGATCATTTTAACGTCAAGAGCCGCCATTTTGCTTACCCGCCAATTCGAGCGCGAGATCGTACCAAGAGGCGAGATCGTCGAGCGCTAGGTCGAGCGCGTCGGGCAAGGACGTATTGAACGCCTTGCACACGACGGCGACCCGGAAGCGCCACCCTTTGAGGATGGCTATGTCGTCTGTGGAAAAAAACGGCCGGCGATCTCCGATGCCGCTTGGTAGTCTTCGTGGTCGAGATCGGCCGCCACTTCGGTCGGAATGTCTCCGAGCGCTGCGATGATCGCGATCTGAATTTCCACGATCGAGCCGTTCTTCGTCGCTTTCTCGATTGCGGCCAAGTCTTTCGCCCTTGGCCGTCGGAATGAGATTGCGGAAAGCATTTTGGCTTCCTCCCCCGGCTTGGCCGGGAGAGGGAGCGGATGCGAAAGAGTGAGTGTATCGGCGTTCATGCTCCGCCCTCCGGGTTAGGCCAACAGCGCGGCGCGGATGCCGCCCGTCTGCGACGTGTTGCCGACGATGACTTCGAAGTCGTCCATTTCGAGAAGACGCTCGCCGTCGACCTCCAGCTTCAGATAGTTCACGTCGACCGCGTAGTCCGCTTCGGCGAGTTCGCCGGCCTTCCACGATCCGGCCTCCGGCTTCTTCAGCACGCCGCGCATAAACACGACGGCGGAATGGATCGTGCCGTCTTCGTCGACGAGGGCGCCCGTGACCATGTAGTCGCGTTCGCCGACGGTGAAGAGCTTGATGACCTGCGGATCGAAGGCGGTCATTTTGAACGCCAGTTCCAAGGCTTCGTAGCCAAGGCCGACGCGGCGCGTCTTGACCATGCCGGCGTTGCGAACGTCGGCGGTCGTGCGCTCCGGCACGGGAATGGTGATCTCCGAAGCCTGCCCGATCTTGCTTTCGCGATCGGTCCAGATTGCACAGTTCCGGAGGATATAACGGGGAAGTTCGCTCGCCATTGGCTTGCCTCTCTTCAAAAGAAAAAGGGACGCCGGTTAAGGCGTCCCTTGCGGTTTCGTTTCGGTGCTTGGATGGCCTAGAATTAGGCCGTCGTCAGGCTTCCGTTATTCACTTCCTTCAGCACTTCCTCCAAAAGGAGGTCGTAATAGGCGATGTTCCGGTAAGTCTTGATCCGGATATCCTCCATCGGGGCCGGCGGCTCGAATTCGACGGAGATCGTCGGCGAGCCTGAAGCGAGGTTCGCCGCCGGGTTGTCATCCGGGCGGATGAAGCAACGGCCGCCGAGGATCGCGCCTTCGTTCTTCAGCATCCGGAGGAAGGTGTTCCCGCTCTCGATCATGAACTTCAGGTTGGCCTTGCTGAAGGGCTTATCCACGAATTCGAGATAGGCTTCCTCCAGCGCGCGGTTGATAACGTCCGCCGTGCGGCGCACCGCTTCGAACTTCCAAAGATCGTCGCCGGTAGCAACGCGGTTGCCCCACGTCCGAAGGCCCTCGCCATTCACGTTGATGATCGTGTTGACGGCGCGCTCATTCAGATAGTTCGCCTGCGCGCCGTAGGAGACGGGGCGGGAGACGCCGACGATGCCGTAGATCGGCTTGTTCGATACGCTCCACCAGAAGCCGAAGTCGCGGTCGGTGCGCGTGCGAACGCCGGCAAAGAACGGGGCGGCCGGAGCCGGCACGTTGCCGAGCGCTTCCGCATCATAGACAAGCGCCCGCTGGTCGACGATATAGATGCGCTGCGAATTGATGAGCGTCCGGAACTTGACGCCGTCGGCGTCGGTCGTGGCCGGGCCGTCGATATATGCGATCGCCTTCAACTGGTCGCACAGGCCGACAAGCTCCGCGACAACCGGGTCGGTTGCGTCGCCGAAGGTCGCCGTCGCGGTCGCCCCGTTGCCGCCGCCGCCCGTGAGCGTGACTTCCGGCGCTTCGGTGTACCCCTTGCCGGGACGCGTCACCTTGATCGCCGTCACCTTGCCGCCTTCGACGACGGCCTCGCCGAGGGCGGTCACGCCGCCGGCCGGGGCCGCTTCGAAGGTTACGGCCGGTGCCGACGTGTAGCCGGTGCCGCCGGAGCCGCCGATCGTGACGGAAGTCACGCCGTTGGAGATCAGGGAGCCGGTGAAGCCGGGCACGATGACGTTGACGGGACGGATGCCGAGAAGGCTTTCGGCCTTCAGGCCCGCCCATACGCCGGTCATGGCCGTGCGGTCGCCGATGACGTTCGCGAGCGTCGCCGCCGCGTCCGCACCTTCCTCGACGCGCACGACGATGATGTAGGGAGCGTCGTTCTTGAAAATCGCGTCCATTGCGTCGGGCAGCGTGCCGGCGCTGCCAAGCTGATCGGCGACGGAGGGCAGGCCGGGAATGATGGCCGGCGTGTTGATCGGGAACACGCCCGCGTCAGCGTCCGGCGCGGTGCCGACGGCAAGGATCACGCGGGTCTGATTGATGCGGACAAGGATAGGAGTTTCACCGCTCTCGAAAACGCGAGTGCCGTGGTGGAAAGCGAGGTCAGCCATTGAAGTTCTCCGGAAACGAAAAAGGCCGCCTCGCGCGAAGCGGGCGACCTATGAGCGGTCTTTTGGGGACTGCATTAAGCCCTAGCACAGTACCCGGCTATTGACAACTAAATTTGTTGCGCAATCCAGCGCGTCGGCGGCTGGATTGTATAGAGCTTGTCGCCTATGTGTGCCCTTGGAGGGACAGCATGTCAGGCACAGTGTTTCAGCAAATCGTCAGCCTTGGGCCGGCTTGCCGGACTAAGTTTAATGTCCAGCGCGTATTCGGAAAGCACATAGCGAGACGTGGCGTCTTCGATTGGCAAGTCACGCCGACTTTTGCCTTTACCGAATATCTTCGCCGCGATTTCAACGGCATGTTCGACCGGGCCGACCTTGCCGTCAAAGACGGCGACGTGATGAATGTTCGCTTCGATACGCTCCACCCTCACCAATTCCCAAAAGGGATGACGGATGCGAAGCTTGACGAACTTTATCGCCGAGCGCGCCGCTCCCATGACCAATGGTGCGCCATCACGCGCGCCGCCATCCACAACAAGCGCTCGACGCTCTTCGTGCTTGGCTGCGAAGTGCCTGAAGCCGTACCGGAAGCGCTGCGGTCCTACATTGCTAGGGTCGCGCCGGGGAAGCGCTTCCTGATCTTGCAAGGGCCGGATGATCCGGAGCCGTATTGGGAAGGCACAGCCGAGATTTGGGATAAGCACCTAAGCTCATTCGAAGTCCGGCCGCCCTTTCAGGTCCATGCCGGGCTTCAACTCTATCGCCTGCGCAAAAACCTTGTGTCCGTTGTTCCGGCGCGGCTCCGACGAAGGCTACAAGCCGCCTAGCCCGACCATCCTTCATCAAGGTCAATCGCGGCGAGGGCGGCAGCGTCTTCGGCGGCAAGGATTTGATCCGACAGGACGCGAGCGCGGCTGAAGCACGCTTGCACATGGCGGCCGGCCGCGATGCCGATCGCCTTCATAGCGAGCGCGTCGAGCGTGATCCATTCGCCCGGCTGGACTTCGAAGTCGATCGCCTGAAGGCTAGGGTCGTTCTGGAATAGCGACACCGCCCCGGTGATTTTGGCTTGGCTTGTGGCGTCCGTTCGCACAACGGAGCCTTGGAATTGCACGCCTCCGGTTTCGACCTCCCAACGCTTTTCGGCGAGCGCCGCGAGCTTTTCGGCGCGGAGATCGGCGAGCGTTGGCGGCTCCGGCGTAGGCGCGACATGCTCGACAAGCGAATAGCCGTCGTCGCTCTCCCAACCGGCGACGGCCGGGGAAATGCGCCGCCCCGGCACGTCAAACCAATCGCCGGGGTAAATCTTCAGGCCGGTTGGCAACCCGTTGTGAAGTAGTTCAAGCATCATCGTTCTGCCCTTTATGGATTGATGGAGCCGATCGCCATCGCGTTAGCCGCGCCGCTTCCCGTGCCTACTGTGTAATTTTTCGTTGCCGCCGGGGTCACAAGCTGGAAAGCCACAGACATGCGCATATTGCCGGCGCCCACAAGGATGTTCGACGCTTGCGTAAGGCCATTGTTCCATGTCGGGCTGAAGCTTGAATTGGCGCGAGCCGCGACGCCAATAGCAAGAGCGCCGTTGGCGACTGCGATATCGGTTGGGTTGAGTGTTGTATCGCTACCATTGGAGGAAGAGATACCCGACGCCACCCCAACAGACGGGCCGGGGCGGAAGTTCACCAAGCGGTAAACTAGGATTGAGCACCCCGACGCCTGCGCCTTCGGAAATGTCAGCGTGATATCGCCGGACGCGCCCCAATAATCCACGATCATCGCGCCAACGCCAATGACCTCCCACGCGTTAGCGCAAATCAGCGTCGGAACCTTTCCCGCGATAGAAGAGCTTCCGAGGACAAGATCGTTGAGGCCAGAGGACGCCCGATGGCCATAGCAGACAAGCACTTGCCCATAGTCGTGGCGATCTCCGAAGTTAACCCCCGCGAACGTATAGACCGATTGCGAGGCGGCAATCGTCCGCGTGTCGACCGGCGTCGCGCTGAAGGCCGGGATGCCGCGCGGGCGCTTGGTCCGCACGAAAGGAAAGGGAAACGTCATTGCAGCGCCTCGACGGTAGCGGTCACGACGCCATTCAGCTTCGTGATATAGACGTTAAACCTGTGCCCGACGGTCGTCGTGAACGGGTCGCCGGAGGTCTTCGTGAAGCCCGACAGGGTGATCGCGCCCGCGCCGGCCGCATTCGCATACTGGACAACCAACGTGTAGCTGCCGGTCGCCGTTGGGGCGGCGAGCGTGTGTGCGCCGGCATTGGAGGCGTGGCGTAGATTGCCGCCGACCGGCGTTGGCGTATAGGTCGCGCCAGCACCTTTGCTGCCATCGTTCGCGGCCACGGCCCAATAACCGGCCGCCAAGGCTTGCGACGCGGCGCTCCGGACAAAGCGATCGTCGAGTTCCGCTTCCGAGAAGCGGAGCCGAAACCAACCGGACCAACTGCCGTTGACGCAAACCCGCATGGCGGTACGCGTATCGCCGGCCGTCACAGCATTCGATGCCGGCCAAACCGTTTGGATTAGATAGGTCGCAGCGAAGCACTCGACGCGGCCGTAACACCACTCCGGCGTCCCGACGATGGAAACAGGCGGAGCATTCGCAGCGCCGACGCCCATATACCACCCGCTTGCGGTCGCGCTATTCCAGTCGGTAAGCGTCTTGGCGAATGGGCCGAGGCGATCGAGATTGAGCGCCGAGAGAAGCGAAGCGGCCGAGATCGCCCCCTGAAGGCCGGCGACGGCGGTAACTTGATCGGTATTGTCGACCTTGTCCCAAGCCGCCCCGTTCGAAACAATCCAGTCGCCGACTTTCCAGTCGTTGACGCCGTCGACCGTCGTCGCGCCAGCCGTGCCGACCTTGTAGTAAAATCCTTTGTTCGCCGAGGAAGCCGACGGGATGGTCGGCGCGTTCGTGTTCGCGTTCCAAGTGCCTTGATAGGCCAGCGCGCCGAAGAGGGCGGCCGGAAGCTGCGACGACGGAACCTTGCCGGTGGCGTCGAGCGATGCCACGCCGTCGAGCGAGCCGCGCGCCGCCGCATCGAGCTTGGCGTCGAGGGCGCCCTGAAGACCCGTCGTGTCGGCGATCGTGTGGCCGTGGACAGCCGCCGCCTTGGTGGCGATGGCGACAAGAATGTTCGCCACGTCAAGGTCGATCGCCGCGATGGCGGCGATCAGTCGCGCAACGTCGTCGACAAGGTCGTTTTCTGCGAAGGGCAGTTGATAGCCCCGGTTTTCCGTTACGATTTCAATCGGCATTGAAGTTCCCTCACGCCCGAAAAAAGAAAGCGCGCCGGCATCGCTGCCAGCGCGCATTTTTGTTGCCCCGGTCGGGCTTGGTTACGGCGTCGAGATCGCGCGGAAATCGTAAGCCATCGGCCGCGCCGCCGGGGTGCCGGTCAAGGTGATCTTGACACGGCCAACCGGGTTGGCGTCGAAGTCGACAACGTTGTATTTCCGTTCGACCCAACCCGCGTCCTGAAGCGGCGTTTGAGCCGTCTGCGGCAAGCCGGTCCACGCGTCGTTTGCCGCGTCGACATGCATCACCAACGAAGAGCCGGTCGGCACGCGCTGCTTCAGATAGGAAAGGATCTTCGCATCCGTTCCCATGTCGAAGGCACGCGTAACGTAGGTGCCCGTCGTCTGAAGCTCGCCCTCGATCGCGAGGATGACCGGGAAGACTACCGGCGAGACTTTCGCCGACCCGGTCAAGACCGCCCGCACTTCCACGTCGCCCGTATAGAACGCCTGCATTTCCCAAGCTTGGCCGGGGTTGAGAAGCGTCACGGTCCCGTCGTCGAGTTCGACTTCGAAGTGCATGTTCGCCGCCGCCGTCGGAAGCTCGACCTCCGCCCTAATCAGAAGATCGCTCATGTTGGTCGCCGCGAAGGTGCCAACGTTCACGATCTTCGTGAGCGGGTCGAAGACCGCCCCCATGATCTGAAAGCAAACGTCTTCGTCTTGGTGCGGCGTCCAAGTCACCGCGTTCGACGACGACAGCATCACGCCAACCGAATAGGGCTGACCCGCTACCGGCGTTTGCGTCTCCGCGTCGAAGGCTCCGATCTTGGCCGTCGCGATCGAGTGGTCGGCGTCATTCGTCTTGACGACGAAGGCATATTCAACGCTGCCGTCGAGCCAAATCGGATAGGCGAACCGGATAGCTGTCCATTGCCCGATGACGGCATCCGCCATGCCGTAATACGCCTGTCCAATTACGTTGCGCGTCGGGATGCCGTTCTCGACCGTGACAAGCTCCAGCACGATCGGGTTGTCCCGGTCGCCTATGGCGCAAATCTTCAGGTTGACGCCGGCAATATGTCTGCCTTCAATGAGGGTGAAGGTCTGCGCAATCGGGTCGCCGGTACGGCCGCCTTCCGCCCCCCTTTCCGGGTTGGCCCGCGTTATCGACGCGTTGCGGACGGTCGTGGTCGTGACACGACGAAGCGTCTCGATTTCGATCGTCCCTTGGCCGACAAACACGGCCGCCGCATTCGAGCCGCCAGCGCCTTCGGCGATGACGCCCTTGGAGCCGGCCGGCACATTCGCCGGGATGGTGAATGTTCCGACGATGTCGCCGCTCTCGTCGGCCACGATCGGGCCGGGCGGGGTAACGTCGATGCCGTCGAATTCCAGAAGCTCCAAAATCTCGCCGGGGAAGAACCCTTTGATCGAGAATTCGACCGGGATCGTGCGGAGCGTCGGGAGCAATTCCGTCCGCTCGCCGACCGTATCGACCCGCTGCGTCTGCGTGGTCGTGGTCGTGGTCGTGGTGCGGCCCGTAGTGGACCGCGCCGTTGTCACGATGACCGGAGCCGAGAGAGCCGCCGCGCTATCAGACGCCCATTCCGTCGCGCTCTCCTGCCAATAGTCTACAGGCGGGTTTAGCGTCATCGCCGCCGCGATCGGCGTGAAGTTCTGGTATGGGTTGATCTTAATGCAGTTGGTCGAAAGCGGCTGCTCGATTACCACTTCCTCCGTCCAGTCCAGCATCGTGACGCCGGGCAGATTAATCGAGTGGAAGGTCGGGTCGATCGCCAGCCGCAAGAGGCCGCCGAAGACCGCCGCCGTCTGCGGCTCGCCCGCGTCACGATAGCGATCGGACGTGAACGGGTCGACGAAGACGCCGCGTTTGGCGATCGGCTCCCGGCTGTCGATATCCCGCTGGAGCCTTTCCAGCGCGATCAGGTCGAGCGCGTCAATCAGCGCATTATACATGCGATGAACGTCTTCCATCGTGTAGGCGGGAACGCCGATGTTCGTCACATTCGGCGCGGCCGTCCAAACATTCTCGATAAGAGCGAGTGGAAGCACGTCGCCCGGCACGCGAGGCGGCAAGGCGTTGTTGCGGCTGGAGACGCCTTTCAAGTAAACCGGGAGGCCGTCGGGGTCCAATCCGAGAACGTCCACGCGCGGGAGTTTGAAGTCGTAGTCGACTTGGACTTGCCCCCCTTGGAAGCCGCCAGCAACCGTGATCGCCGTAGCGGTGACGGCGGTAGGCGACACGATGCCGAGATAGCGATACCTGACGGTATAGCTCGACCCCGTCGCCGGCTCCGCGCCGCCCGGCGCCCATGACACGCCGTCGCCTGCCTTCGTATAGTCGGTAGGTGCGACGTAAGTCGTGCCGCCCTGCTTAACCTCGACAATGGCGGTGACGCCACCATTGACGAGCGCGTCGACCGTGCCGGGCAGGCCGCCACGGCTCACGTCTTCGGTGACTTCCTTCTCAACAAGCACTTCCCGAATAGTGGCGATCGGCCCGTGATTGAGCACGATCATCGTCGGGTTGGTGCCGAAGGTGTGGACCTCCGTCGGGATGCGGAAGAGATCGAACGTCTCCGGTTCCGCATGACGCAAGGCAGTTTCGCGCGTGCGCTTGAAGCCACGGATATTCGCGACGCCCCGCTCGATCGTGAAGTGCTGGTCCGCGCCGATCTTGCCGAGCGCGCCGACGCGGCAACCGCTCACGACGTAGTGGCCGTTCGCGTCGAAGTCATAGACCGCGAGTTGCGCGCTAATGCCTGTGAGGTTGGGTGGCGGCGTCTGGTCGATCGCCACGCCGTCCTTCAGCAGATAGACCGAATAGAGGCTGCCTTCCTCGCTGTCTCCGGAGAAGCCCCACGCGAGCGTCACGATCGAACGCGCCGCGCCGGCCTCGCCCTCCGAAGGGGTGCCAGGCATAAGACCCTTCAGCGCGTCCAAGTCTTCGTCGGTGATGTAGGTTTCCGACATGCGGACGCCGACATGCACCGCGCCAGTCATGGGCACGCCAGACAGCGTCACGCCGGCAATGTCCAGCACGCGGCCGTCGACATAGACCCGACCGTCGGTGAGCGTGACGGTGCCCGCTTCCGCGTTGATGATGATGTCAGCGCCGGACACGCGGTCGCCGTCGCGGGCCGTGAGGTTGCCGATCGCGCGGATTTGGCGCTTCAGGATCGTTTGCGCCTCCAGCATTTCGGCGGCCTGCCCCACATGGCCTTCGCGCGTGATGACGGCATCCCAAAGCGGGAATTGCACGGCGCGATCGTAAGCGCCGGAGAGGTTGGATTTATGCTCGTAAGCCATAGTGGCCTCAAACGATCTTCAGGATTGTGCGGAAGCGCTCTCGCGAGGTCTTGCCGAAGAGTGCCGGCGAGATCGCGAAGCCGCCGACGACGGAGCCGCCGGTAATTGCATTGCCGGCAAGCCACATTTTGCCGGACTTGGTGCCGGGAGGCGGGGAGCCGCCGAGCGTGATCGACCAAGAGTGAGCCGTCTCGCCGTCGCCCTCGCCGAAGTTGGTCAGCGCCTCGACATAGATTGACGAGCCGGCCGGTGCCGAGGCGATGTAGGTCGCGCTTCCCGCCCGGTAATAGCCGCCGAATTGCGGAGCGACGGCACGGAAGACGCGGGCCTTGCGGAAGCCGATCGCGGTGCCGTCTTGGCGATAGATGCCGATCCAGCACGCCTTTGCGAGAAGGGTGGTCGCGATGACGTTGAAGCGCGTCTCCGCGCCGGCCGACACCCACGACAGGCCCGGCGTTGTCCAAGGGAATGCGCCCCATTTGATGCCGCCATCCTCGACCGACGGAACCCACGCGCCGGCCGCCTCAAGCTCCGCCTGCGTTAGCTCATGGCGACCGTTCGGCGGCTCAAACGTCCGCCCGTAGGACCATTTCGCGCCGTCGGGATGCAGCCGCACGCCGGACACGTCGCCCCAAATCGCGTGACCCCAACGCGTGTGGCCCCAATCGACCTCGCGAACGTTGTAGCCGTGGTACGCGCGGAAGAATTCGGAGCGAACCGGGTCCGACAGGCGCACGACGGCTTCGATCGTGCCGAGATCACCTTCGCTGTCGCGGTGGCGATCCATTTCGAGTTCATAAAGATGCCAGCGCGTGCGTCGCGTCGGATACTCATAAACTGCGTCGAACGCGTAGCCGACCCAAGACAGCGCCTCCGCGATGCCTTGCGGCGTTCCCTTCACGCGCTGCCAGCGCAAGCCGTATTCGATGACGGAGGCGAGATCAGGCAGATATTGCGAGATCGTGCCAAGGCCATACTCGACGACAAGCCACGGCAGGATTGAAGGCTGCGGCGTGTCGAGCTTGAACGAATGAAGCTCGACGATGCCGGGCGCAACGTCCGGCGTCGGGTCGAGCGTTTCGGCGAGCGCCTTTTCGAACGGGGTCGAGCTAGGCGGGAGAAGGTGAAGCCTGTCCATTACCGATCGCGCCCCTTCAGAGTGAGCGTGACGGTGCCGACCCTCACGGCCGCATTGTCGTCGACGACTACGTCGGCGACGGGCGCGATCAGGTTGACCCGCTGCACGCCGGGTTGGTGGAGCTTCGCGGTCAGCCAAGAGCGCGTGACGTTGAAGCCGAGGCCGCCTTCGGCCGCCAGCGCGGCGCGAAGGCTCGCCTCCAGATTTTGAAAGACCGTGATCGGAGCGCCGGGCAGAAGCCAGATTTCCGCGTCCACGTTGGCCGTCGCGCTGGTCGCCGAGACGACGGCCACGCGATCGGAGATCACGCGCACGCTGCCTTTCGTGACCTCATTCGTCACGGCCGCCAGCAAGGCCGCATCCGGCTCGCCGAAGTTGTCGGTCGCCAGCACAGAGACACGAATGTCCGGCCCCTTGCCGACGCGGTAAACGGCGGCGTCGCGCACGCGCGGGGAGGCGCGGAGCGCGGCGGAGCGATACCAATCGACCGGGCCGGCGGTGGAGCGGCCAGAGATCGCGATGATGATCCGCCTGCGGAGCGCGTCGTCGGCCTCGCCGTCGAGCCGCGCCACGTCGTAGAAGAATGCCAGATGGTCGAGATCGGTCCCGCCCGCGAACGCGACAAGGTTGGCCTTGGCGGCGTCATTGACGCGAGCGCGGAGGCTCATGATGTGGAACGCGGCGACCTCATTGACGATCTTCACGGGGTCGGTTTCAAGGCCGCCCACGTCGTAGGAAATGCCGGCCGCCTGAAAGCGAGCGGTCACGTCGGCCATGAGGTTCGACAAGATCGTCTCATAGACGATTTCCTCCAGCACGGCCGGGCGGCCTAGCAGAGCAATTTCGGCTTCAGTGACCATTGGGAACCGCCTTAGATCGTGATTTCTGCGAGCCGGGCGGACCCTTCGGAGAAGTCCCCAAGGTGGCCGCGCGGATAATAGGTGCCGGAGAGGTTGAAGGTGATCGCGCCGTCGGCCGACGCCTCCGCGATCGTGACCGCGTCGAGCCGATAGCGAAGCTCTTGACGCTCGATCGCTTCAGCGATTGCCGAATAGGCGGCGAGGATAACGCGATCGTTGGTCGGCGCGTCGATCAGCGACATGAGCCGGGAGCCGAAGTCGCGGCGCATGACCCGCGTTCCGAGCGCCGTCGTGAGGATGACGGCGATCGACTGCTTGACATGCTCCCAATCGGCCAGGGGCCGGCCTGTAGCGCGATTGATGCCGACGCTGCTCATTCGGTCGCCTCACGCTTCAGACGCCGCCCACGGGCCTTTCCTGCCTTCGGAGCGGCATACGGCTCGACGTGAGTGCCGGTCGGCGGCGCGAGGTAGCGCGCTTCCCTGTCTGTGAGCGGGATAATCTCGCCCTCTTTCCGCCAACTGTTCATGACGAAGCCGTCGCGGATGACGCGATAGTCTTTCATGGCAATGCCCTCGATTTTTGGTTAGGTCGGCACGTTCGTTAGAGCGCCGCCCGGCTCCACGCCGGAATGCTTATGCGTGTCGCCGACGTTCTTCGCGTTGTGGCGCAAGCTGGAGCCGTTGATCTGGACCTTGCTGTCGATCGTGGTTTGGTCGGTGGCGACCTTGACGGCGGAGCCGGCATCGACCTCGAAATCCGAGCAAGTGATCTTCAGCGTGCCGCCCGACACCGCGACGCGCACGCCGCCGTTGTCGATCAGGACGTATTCGTCGCCGGCCTTCGACGGGCGCGGGTTTTCGTTCGACGGGATCGACTGTTCAATCACGCCATCGGCCATGTCGCCAGTCTCGGAATTGATCTCGACTTGCTGGCCGACGGAGGGCGGGAAGTGCGTCTTGGCATTGCCGGCGGCTTGCTCCGCCCACGGAAGCCAAGGCGACAGGAACGGCTTGCCGCCGTATCCCTTCGCCATAAGCTCGACGCGAGCTAGGCCCTTCTCCGGGTCGACTTCGACGATCTTGCCCGTGCGCTTGCCGGCGCGGTCGCGGCGCTCCAAATCCTTGATGCGATTTGCGAGGCCGAGGATGATATCTTCAAGGGAGGTCATCGCCAGAAGGCTCCGCCGGCTTGAAGCCGCCCGTGGCCGGATGAACGCCGACTTCAGGGACGGGCTTGTTGATCGGGTCGGCCTGCCCGGCGACGCCGATGATGATCGCCTGCTCCCAACCGACGCCCCAAACGGAAATGCCTTGGCCGAGCGTGGCGTCGGAATTGTAGTTCATGAGCGAAATCCCGTCGGGGTCGGACCTCGCCGTCACGTTGCCCTCCGCGTCGCGGAAGCGGTTTTGGTGAATGAGCGTCACGATCCTTTCCGCGATATCAGCGGCGACCGTGTCGACCTCCCGGCGGCGATCTTCGCAGATGATCGCGACCGCGACGGAGATATGAAGCGAGAGCCTGCCGTCGGGCAGCTTCGTCGCCACGTCGTTGCCGGTGACAGCTACAAGGGCGCCCGGCGTCTTGATCGACACCCGACCCTTTTCCTTGCTTTCGAATTCGCCGGCATAAGGGCGGACCTCGCGAAGCTCTTCGACGTTGTCGTCGATCGCCTTGACGACGGTATTCCAGAACTTGACTAGATTGCTCATCCAACGATCGCCCTTATGAAGCTCACAAGTGTCTTCTCGATTTCCGACAGGTTTGCGGCGTTCGCGCCGAGCCACGGGCGGGCGACCATCTTGGACGTTCCGAATTGATGGAAGCGGCCGTAGAAGACATTCGAACCGACATGCACGGCGTCTCCCGTCACGAAGTTCGCGATCGAGCCGCGAAGGCGGCCGGTGCGAACAAGCAAGCCGCGACCCTTTTGGCTCTTGCCGTGCGCGTAGGCAGGCGACCACGGTGCCCATGCTTGACCGTCGGGAGAAACCTTGCTGTCGAAGCGTTGCTTCGTCTGTCGCTCCGCTATGCCGCCCACGGCGCGCAAGAGCCGATTGCGGAAGCTCGCTTGCTGGAGCGCGGCGAAGAATTTGTCAGCATCCGACGTGTCGAAGCTGACGACGATCTCCGCGCTCATTTAGCGACGGGAGAGAAAGAGGATGGCCGCCCCGCTGTCGGTGCTGGCCTCCGGCTCTTCCTCTCCATCCGACGGCAAAACGCCGATCGTAGCCTTGCCGTCGGCAATACGCTTCAGGAAGGCGACCGCGTCTTCGTAGCGCGTCCGATGCTCGTCGGTGCGCGGCCCTGATTTGAGCGCCAGACGATAGAGCGCGATATCGACACAAAGCCGCTCAAGGATTGGCGTGGTGCCGGCGAGGGGCAGCGGATACCGCGCGCCTATATGGCCGTCGATTTCCGCCGACGCGTTGGCGAGGCCGGCGGCAACGGCCGCGTCGTCAAGCTCGCCCGTCCGCTCGACTTCCGCGACGCGCAATAGTTCATCCTCGCCGTAGAGATCGGCGATGTTTTGCTTGGTCGCATAGATCATGGCGGCCTTCCTGTGTGCTTAGAGAGGTTCGTCCGGAACGTACTGAAGCCCGACGCCTGCGAAGGTGCCGTCGCGCCAGTCGAGCGCGTCTTGCGTGGTGACTAGGCCGGCGGCCGAGAACACCAGAAGATTTCCGCCCGTGCAGGCCGCCACGGCGTCCGCTTCAATCGGAATGCCGCCGACCCCCCAATCGACGCCTGCCGGCATTGCGCCGCTGGCGAGCGCCTGCCATGCGGCGATATCCGTGTCTGTCGCCCCCATGTCCTGAAACATGAAGTGCGTGGCAGGCGTTTCGTGCGTTGCTTCCGGGTCGATTGCGCAACACTTTCGCGCAAGGTTGTTTGGCCCGCGCAATAGGACAAATTCCCAAATCGCGTTGACCGTGTCGCGGTGCGCCGCCGCAACGATGACAATGGCCGGCAAAATACTCATGGCGTTCCCCAATGGCTCGCGAGGGCTTCGATTTCCGAGGCGGTCAATTCTCGATTGATCGCCAGCGCGTTGTAGATATCGGCCGGCGCAAAGAATGACGGTGTTCCGCCAGCGTTCAACGCGCCGATGGCGATCGGAACCGAAGCGGTTGGCTCGCCGGCCGGCACTTCTTCGTCGACTAAAATCCCGTCGCGATAGAGCTTGACGCTGGATGGCGTCCACGAAACCGCGCCAAACGAAACGACGCCGTTAAAGTTGGCCTGCGTTGGGTCGACGAGTGACGTATTGTTGCGAGTGCCAACGCCGGCCCCCAAGCGACCGCCGCTCCCCAAGCCGATCCACGCGTTAGTCGATGAACTCGACCGCGCCCCCATCAGCACAGAGCTATTGCTTCCGGCGGATTGCATGAACCGGATCGCCATCGTGAACGAAGGCGAGGGCACAAGCGGAGTGACCAAGCAGTCGTCAGAGCCGAAGAACCGGAGGAAGTCACCCTTCCAAGTCGGCCGGGCAGCGGAGGCGGCTTGAATGGCGTCGACTTCGTTGGCGGCGACGCTTTTGACGCGCCCGACAAAGTCGCCGTCGGAAGCGACAGGCGTTGTCCCGGCCGTCCCTTGAAACAGCGTGTCCGGCCGCGAGAAGTCATAGAGGAAGCCGGCTTCTCCGCTGGCGAACAGCGCGGACGGGTCGAACGGCAGCGCCGGCAATGGAGCCGGAGAGGTTGCGCCGGCTTTGGCTCTCAACGAAACGCCTAAGCGGAGAGCGAGCGCCATTATTCGTCGTCGACTGTGACGACGGACGCGTCGGTCCCGGTCGCCATGATGCGGCGCACGCGATGCGGCGGGATGAAGCCAACGGGAGCGCCGACGACGTTCACGATCGAGCCGTCGGCATTGTCCGCCGGGAGATAGGCGAGGTCGCCCGCCGCGACGACGACAATCGCCTTCGCATAGGGGTCGAGGTCGAGCGTGTCGGACGGCTGCACGATGCGAGCCTTTGACCCGAAAAGGTCAGCGCCCCGAGCGTTGTTCCACGGGTCTTTACGGTTGTTCGGTGCCATTGCTGTCTCTTCTGAAATTTGGTTGCGGGAGCCGGATTTGAACCGGCGGCCTCCGGTGCATGAAACCGGCGCGCTACCAGACTGCGCTATCCCGCGTTGGGCGGCTGGTCGTCGCCGAGCCGCAATGACGTGACCGGAGGGCCAGACCAAACGTCAATTTCGATCGCGATCTCCACCGCGCGCACGGCGTCGGCGTGCATAATCATCGCCGCCAACGCGGCGGTGCGGCCGGAGCCGATCGCGAAATATTCGCCCGCCAACGGGCCGGTAAAGCCGAGGCCGGAAGAATAGTACCAGACGGAGCCGTTCCGCTTCACGACAAGCGCGTCCGCGTCGTACTCTTGGCCTAAGTCGTGGTGTACGCCTACCGTGGCGACGGCGCGATAGAGCGCTTCAGGCGTTCCAACTTTCGACGACGACACGCCGAAAAGTGATCCGTCGGGGAGACGCTTCAATTTCGTCTTCGACCCGATCGGATGCTTGTCGCCCGCATAAGCGCGGCTATCGGCGGCCATGACGCCGCCACGGTAGGCGATGGTGGTCATTCTGGACTACTCCGCCTTTTCGGCGGCCTCGATTGCGGCCAGAATGTCGGCCTTCTTGGTGGCGTCGCCGAGGTCGATCGACTTCGAAGCGGCGTATGCCTTCAGTTCCGCGACGCTCATGTCGCCGATGCCGCCGTCGCTCTTGGCCGGCTTGCCCGGTGCCTTCGGCTCATAGCCGTTCGCAACCGCCCTTTCGTGACCCTTGCTGTCGACCTCGACCAAGATGGTCGCGTCGCCGTTCGCCATTTCAATCAGCTTTGCCATGTCGTCTCTCCGTAGCTGGCAATTCGTTTCGGGGTTTCCGTGGTCAGGCACTTACAAAAAAGGAGACAGGGCGGGGTTTCCCCCGCCCTGCGTTAGCTTGTGGCCTCGCGGCTGGATTAGCCGTGATGGCGAACCGCAAGAGCCTCGCGGATGGTCTTCGCGCCGAAGAGAATGTCGAAGCGCCAGATGCGGCTCGACTTGCCCGGCTCACGCCACGTTTCCAGACGGAGCGGGATGCCCGTGACCGGGTCCGTCGCGACCGAAATGGTGGAGCTTTCCGAAGCCTCATCGGACAGCGTGCGGGCCGCCCACATGAACGCGTTGCGCTGGAACGCAAGGTTCACGGTGTAAGGCGTGCCGACGGTGCCTTCGAAGGTCACGGCGGCGTTGTCCGCTGCGTTGCCCTTCAGGGCAGGCAGGAACTTCACCTGTGCGAACACGCCAGCGGCGGCGGCAACGTCTTCGGTCACGACGTACTGACCGTCGACGCCAGCCACGACGAACACGTCGCCGACCTTCAGCGTCGCGGAGCCGGTCGCGCCGTCGACCGCCATAGCAGTAGCGCCAGCGGCGAGGGCGCCGTTGACGGCGAGCGAGCTATCGACGGCGGTGCCGGGCAGATGCTTCGGAACCATCTGGTCGGAGTAGTTGTCGAAGCCGTAGATGCGGCCGAGCGAAGCTTCGCGGAGGGCGGCGGTGGAGCCGGTCTTGTCGTACCCCTTCATGCCCTTCAGGAAGTTCTTCTCCGCCTTGCTGTCGAAGACGGCACGGCGCTCGCTATTGCCGGCAAGCTGGAGGTTCAACGCCTCGCGGCTGTCGAGAAGAGCGTCTTCGTCGGCCGGCGTGGTGCCGGGAGTGCCCACGAAAGTCGGGATGGCCTTGTAGAGGCCAAAGATTTCGCGGTTGACGGAGTTCGCCAGCGCCTTGACGGAGCTTTCGGCCGCCGAGGGCAGGATGCCGCCGGTCAGGCTTTCGCGCATTTCGCGGTCGGACATGCCGAAAGCCTTGTATTTCCACTTGTCCAGACGGATTTCGACCACGCCGGAGCCGAGGTCGGTCTTCGTGGTCCCTTCGTTGGGATCGAAGTCGTCGGCCTCGCCCAAGTCCTGCGGCAGCGGAACCTGAATGGTTTCGTTCTGCTTGGCGGCTTCGGCGGAGTAGTCGGACGCGACCAGAGCCGGCATGACGCAAGCCTCACGGAGGACCGGGAGGGCCGCCGGGAGGATCAGGTCGTCCATGAGCTTCTGAAGTTCGTTTGCCATTTCATTTTCCCTTTTCGGTTTGGCTCATGGCGGGCCTGAAGCGCGATCGGAGATCGCCGGGGATTACCCGGTGATCTCGATCTTGCCTGCCATGTAGTCGGCTTTGAGTTTCCGGCTTTCGGCCTCGTTGGCCTCGCCGAGTTTCTTGTTCCAGTCGGCGCGCGCGTAGCGCTGGACGCCTCCGGCAGGACCGTCGTTTCCGCCGGGCGGAGTGTTGCCGCCGCCCTTCGCGTTGCTTTCGAAGGCAACCGCGAAGCGCTTGTCAGCGCGCATTTCGACGACAAGGTCCTCGACCGTCATCGGCGTGCCCTTCGCATCCTTGATGCGGGGATTGCCGTTCCCGTCGATGACCTCGACATTGAACTTGCCATCCTTCTCCGTAAGCCGGAGACGGTCGGTCACGACGCGCTGGAGCAATTCGACATTGCCCTTGTTCGCGCCGAGTGCCGTGATGGCGGCGTTGTCGACTAGGACGCGGCGAAGCTCGCCAGTGAGAACACCTTCGCGACCCGCCCACGCCTTGCGATCATTCTCCGCCGCTTCCATGAGCTGCGTCTTGATCGCCTCGACCTTCTCGCTTGCGAGGCGGTCGGCATGAACCTCCGGGTCGAGATCGCCGATCTTGGCGATCTTGGCGAGGGCGGCCTTGGCCTTCGCCGGGTCAAGACCCTCGAATGCCTTCAGCGTGGACTTCGCCGTCTTGTGAGCTTCGCGCTCGCTGGAGAGGGCGGACTTCAGCGTCTCGACGTTGTCGAGCGCAAAGCCGTGAGCGCCTTCGACCGTGAGGCGGAACTTGCCGGCCAGGTCGCCCGCGTCGTCGCCTTCGATCTTCTGATAAAACCCTCTCGCCGCCTCCGGCACGCCGGAAACGTCGTCAACAATAGCCTTCAGTGTCATGGTTCTCTTCCGGGGTTGCGAGGCATCCCGCCTCTAGGGATCGCTTGGCATCCCGCCGCGCGCACAACGAAAGGAATTCACGTTCCCGCTCCCGGCCTCACACCGACGCGAAAAAGAAAAAGGCCCGAACCGCCGTAGCGGTCGAGCCTTTCCGAACCCAATTCGTCCCTTGCATTAAGCCCTAACACCGAACGGGAAGGGCCGTCAACAATTTATTTTGTCAAGGGGAAGTCTTTTATATGGAAATGAGGCCGCTCGCACCGACGGCAGCACCAAAAGAGGGAGCCACCTACAAGCTCGCCGTTGATGACGCATCCCCCGATCCGCGCCTCGACAAGCGACCCGTAAGGATGGCCGGCCTCGATAGAGCAAGGCGCGCATTCGAACTTCTCTATACGAAGGTCTTTTCGGCCCGGCCGCTTGACCGTGGCCTTTGGTTTGCCGGCGCTTGCGCCGCCTTCTATGACCCGGAGACGGGTCGCGCTCTCTACCGTCAAGATACGGCATCCCCTTTACAAGTGTGGGCCGGCTTTTTAGGGCCAGCCCACGCGTTCCCTACCACAGAAACGGTCGCCGAAGCGACGCACGGTAGGTAGCCCGCGATGACGACGAAGACAACCGCGTCAAGCCCCAATTTGCACGTTGACAAAAATTTTTGTTGCGCGCGGCAAGCCGCCGCTGTATGAGGGCCACCCCTACCAACGGAGACGAAAATGACCCCTGCTACCAAGACAGATAAGGCCGTCGGATGCTTGATTGGCCTCGCCGTCGGCGACGCGCTTGGCGCGACGCTCGAATTCGGACCCCGGCGCGGCAAGACCAACCTCCACACGGAAATGATCGGTGGCGGCCCGTTCCGCCTGAAGCCCGGCCAATATACCGACGATACCGCGATGGCGCTGGCGCTGGCGTCCGCGATCGTCGCCGGGCACGCGCAATTCAAGCCGTTCGAAGTCGCAATGAACTTCCTTGGATGGTACACGCGCGGTCGCTTCTCTTCGAACGGCCGATGCTTCGATATCGGTAACACGACGCGGCGGTCGCTGGAGCGCTTCCTGAAGACGAAAGAGACGATCGCCCCACGCGACGAAAGCGCGCTTGGCAACGGAGCGATCATGCGGCTCGCCCCGGTGCCTATCGCTTATTCCATGCATCCGGAGAAGGCTGCGGAGGTCGCCGACGTGCAAACCCGCATAACCCATAACGCGAGCCTAAACATCGCGGCGGCGCAATGGCTGGCGTTCCGCCTCGCCTTGCAAATCCGCGCCACCGAAAACCTCTTCGACGGCACCGACCGGCATTGCGCGATCGGCGCGGACTACCTCGACGACTTCCCGGCCTTGCTGGAATGCGTCGGGACCGATTGGCGTGCCGTGCCGCGCACGCAAGTTAGCTCCGGCGGCCATGTGATCGACACGCTTGGCGCGGCGCTATGGTCCATCCAGACGACGGGCAATTTCGAAGATGCCGTCGTCGCGGCCGTGAACCTTGGCGACGATGCCGACACCGTCGGCGCGGTGACGGGCATGATTGCCGGCGCGATCTACGGCGAGGCCGCGATACCCGCGCGCTGGAAAGGCGCGTTGGCCTACGCCGACAAGATCAAGGCGACAGCCGTCGCCCTCGACGGGATGGCCGCCTAGCGACCTTCCTTCGCGTCGAGCGCGGCGAGCTTTTCCTTGGCGCGCTCGACTGCCTTCTCGTCGTCGCCGTCGGCGATGATCTGCTCATACACAAACCGATCGCTTCGCCGACGTGCCGCCGCACGCTCGCGCAATTCAGCTTCAGACGAAATCACGTCGTAGGGGCCACCGAATTTGTTGGGGTCGATCTTGCTCATTCTTCGAATTCCTCAACTTCCAACACGATATAGCGCGTCCCGTCGCCTCCGCCACGGGCCGCCCGGAACCGCTCCGTATCGTCGCGCACATTCACGACGCGGTAATCTGTACCCTTCCGGATAAGCTCCTGCTCATAGTGCGTTCCGCGAAGGATAGGCGTGCCTCGCGGAATGACCGTCTCCATGACGAAGGCAACGCGCTCGCCCTTGGCCGTGTTGATCCCGTTGCCGTAGGCGAAGCTGGCCGGCGCGCGCTCCCGCACGGAGAAGGACATATAGGCATGGTCGCCGACGTTCTTGCCGACCATGCTTTCCGGCGTCCAATCGGCAGGCAGCGATCTCGCCTCTTCGTCCAATCCAAGGGCGAAGCGCGCATTGAAGCCGCGCATGGCGAAAAGGTCGACGGGCAACTCGTTTTTGGTGATCGCCTTGTCCATTTCCTTGATCTTGGCTGCGATCGGGCCGCCCTGCGCCGCGATTTTCTTCCGATCGCCTTTGAGGTTGCGGAGGACGGGGTTGATCGAAAGATAGCCGCTGCCTTTGTAGCTGTCGATCGCGGCCTCTTCCGCCTTGGTGATATCGTTGTAGTGCCGGCCGGCCCAATTGTAATATTCGTAGTCTTCGGTTTTCAGCTTGTAGAAGGCGCGGCCATTCCTGCCCTGCGCGACCTCATGCTTGATCGTCATGATTTCTTGGTCGGTGAGCTTGACCTTCACGGCGGTCTTTTTCGGCTTGACCGACTTCGCCAGCTTGGCGGCTGCGGCCTTCGCGGCGGCTGCGGCCTTGGCTTCAGCCTCCGCCTTCTCCTGTGCCGCCTTCAGGGCGGCTTGCGCCTGCATCTGCTTGTAGGCGGCAACCGCCTTGGCCTGCTCGACCTTGACCGTGGCGTCGACATATTTGACGGTTATCGTCGGCTCTTTGAGCGCTTCGGCCGCCTTCAGCGCCGACTTGCCCTCGATCAGGTGGAACTTCTGGCCGATCTTGACGGCATAGACAGGGAAGCCCGGATCGAACTTCTCGATCAGGCTTTTGACTGCCGACGCGGTCACGTCGCCGCCATAGACGATCTCGAATTGGTCGAGGGCGGCCATACCGACCTCGCCATCAGCCTTGATAAGCTCCGCGCTATGCCCGCCGAACGTCTTCGCGTAGCCGGCATTTTCGGTCGAGCTAGTGGCCTGATTTAAGGCCACGGAGCCGTGCTTGTCTTCTAGGTCGACACGCGCCAAGGCTGCGACCTTTTTCGCCTGGGCGGCCTCCGCTGCGGCCTTGGCGGCTTGCTCCAGCGCCAGCGCCTTGCGCGCCTCCGCCTCCGCCGCTTTCTTCGCGGCGATCTCTTCCGCGTTCTCGACGATTTGGAGCTTGTGGGCGGCGATCGTCTTGGCTGTGGTTTTCGCCGCCTGCGGCTGGACCGGGTCGGGAGCCGTCGTCGAGCGGACCCGGCCGGGATTGAGCGCGGCTTGCGAGGGCGACTTCGACCCGAACGCCTTCTGCCATGCGGCGGCGTCTGCGGCCTTCAGTTGGTCGAGCGTGAGAGGGCGCCCGCTGTCGGCGACAAACTTATCGATGGTGATCCTGCCATCCATCCAAAGCTTATGCTTGGCGGGGCCGAGGATTTCCTTCTGCACGTCGGCCGGCTGGTCGGCGAGCCACTTGGCATAGGAGTTTACCGGCTCGATATCCTCGCCGATGACGACTGGCGCGATCGTCGACCGGCAATTCGGATGGGCGGGCGGGATTGGGTTGGTCGAGCTTGTCGAGTTCGAATAGACCGCGCCCGACCTCGACCGGCAAACCGGCGTCGTGCGCGCGTCGAGAACCGAAATCCATTGGTAGCGATCGAATACGTCGGCGTTGTCGTCAAGAAACGCCTTGTGGGCGGCGTTGGAGACGTGGTTGACCGCTGTCCGGACGGTCGTTTCAATGCCGCGCTTCGTCCCGCGCAAGACGGCGTCGCCGTAGTTCAAGGCGCGCGTGCCGCGAATGCGCCGCGTGATTTGCTCGATGCTCTCGCCCTGCAAAACGCCGTTCATGACGGCGTCATGGACCTTTTGCTTGATCGCTTCCGGAACGGGCGCGAGCCAATCCTTGATGTACCGACCCTGAAGCGGGCGGGTCGTGACGATCGCCTTCAGGAGTTGCGGCGACGGCGTGACGAAGTTGGTCGCGAAGGGCAGGGCGGCCTTGTAGGCGTTCGCCGCGAATTCGACTTCATGGACGGCGAGATCGCCAAGCTCCGTTTCGATCGTCGAGTTGATGACCGCCATCGCCTCGACCGCCGTTGCCCGGATTTGAGCGAGCGTCGCTTCCAAGTGCTGTCGGGTTGCCGGCGTCGGGCCGAACGTGTCGCCGGTCAGGGGCGGCATCGCCGCGATCTTGGCGACGATATCGGCCTCCGCCTTGTTGAGGCGGGAGAGGATTTTTTTGTTGAGGGCGACGCCATAGCGTTCAAGCCCGATGCGATGCTGAATTAGAAGGTCGTAGGCGGCGGCATTCGGCATTTGTCAACAACCGGACTTGTCAAAACAGCAAAACTTGCTGCAACATTAACAGCATAATTTGTCGAATGACACCGCCGGGCCTGCCGACCTCACAACGAAATTTGTTGACTGCGACGCGGAGCCGGCAGTAAGGGGCGAGTTCCTACCCTCACAGAGACGGCGGAACGAATGACCCCTTGCCACCCTCCGGAGCCGCGCCGATGAAGGCCGGCCTCGACTGGTACAAGCATGAGCCGCGCGCATTTCTCGACGGCGTCCAAGGACTAGGGCCGGACGTGATCGGCGCGTATATCGTCCTGCTCGACTTGATCTACGCGCGCGGTGGCGAGACGCGCCGCGATGACCGGCATCTGTCGGGAATTCTCGGATGCTCTATGCGCTTGGCGACAAGCCTCACAGACAAGCTAATCGCGCTCGAAAAGATCGGCTTTGACGGCACCGTCTTGTCGAATTCACGGGCGCGAAATGAGGTTGAAACCGCCGCGAAGTCAGCGCGAGACGCGCGTGAAACCGGCGCGAAAGGTGGTCGAAAATCGGCTGAAAATCGAGCCTCATTGAATAAAAACAATGAGTTAGATCAAGGCACCCTCGACCATACGCTCGCGATAGAGAGAGATATAGATAAGATAGATGATGCTAAAGCATCAAACGCGCGCGACGAGCGCGCTTCGTTCCTTGCTGAAGTGAAGCGAGGCTTCGAAGCCTTCTGGAGCATCTATCCGAACAAGGTCGGCAAGCCGAAGGCGAGCGCGGCATTCGAGCCGTCACTGAAGCGGGCCAAGTCGGTCGACGTGATCCTCGACGGCCTCCGGCGCTACATCGAAACCAAGCCCGCCGATCGGCCGTGGCTTAACCCGGCAACATTCCTCAATCAGGACCGATGGGGCGACCAACCGGCTGCCGTCGTCGTGAGTATGCCGCGATCGACCGCAACCCCCCTAAACGCGCCAGCTTCCGACCTTCTATCGCAGCTAGGGCGCGGCGAATTCTACCACGGAGAGACGCATGGACATGAACAGCCCCGGCTTTCGGGACCGAGCGAAATTGATGGCGAGGCTACTCGCTTCCTTCCCTGAAAAGGGCGGGAGCGGAGCGGCGCGCGCCGAAGCCTACATGCTGGCCGCCGAGAAGCTGCCCCTGCGCTCCCTCGCCGAGGCCGTCGAGCGCTATTGCACCGGCCTTGTTGACGGCCAGAGCAAGGCGTTTGTGCCCTCGACCGCCGAGCTATGCGCGGAGGTCCGCCGGCTGGAGACGCTTGCGGCCTACCTTGCGCGAAAGAGGGCGGAGCCGAAGCCGGAGCCGAAGCCGGAGCCGAAGGCGCTTCCCAAGCCAATCAGCGACGAAGATAGGGCGGCGACGCTCGACCGCATCCGGGCCAAGTTTCCCGGCGCGCTTAAGCCGTTCCCGACTGGCAACTAGTCGTCGGACAAATTATTTTGTTTTTCCGCTTGACGTCGTTTCGATAGTGGCCTAATTTTAGGCCATAGACGAAGCGCAAACGGAGCCGCCGACATGACCCCCGCCGAAATCCTCTACGCCGCTCGCGACCGCTCCGCCGACGTGGCCTTCACGAAGCTCGCGGCCTACGGCGACAACGGCGATTGCGGCGGAGCATGGGTTGTAATCTCGCCGGCTCGCGGAGAATTCGTGAAGCACCTGAAGGCGGAGAAGATCGGCTTCAAGCATCACGCCGGAGGGTATGCCGTGCCGGTTTGCCGCAACATCGGAGCGCAATCGCGCTACGTCTTCGAAGAGGCGTGTGACGCCTTCGTGAGCGTGCTGAAACAGCACGGCATCCCCGCCTACACCTATTCCTACGCCGATTGAGCGACGGCGCTGGAATTCCCTTCAAGCTCAAAACCTTACCACAGGAGAACGACCATGACCCTCAACGGAAACGGAACGATCGTCGGCAACGCGATGACGAAGGAAGAATTCCTTCAGGCTTACATTCTGGCGCGCGCCGGAGCGATCACGGGCAACGTGACAAGCCGCAAGCTTGTCGAGAGCGCCGACAACGTGTGGCAGGAAATGCAGTATGTGCTTGGCACCGCCGAGCGCCCGGCGGAACCGTTCGCCGCGATTGAACCGCCGACCGGCGGCAACGTGATCGGCTTCGATCGCCAGACGGGCGAAATCTTCGACGCGATCGAGGTCGACGCCGAACCGGGACAGTAAGCCCGAAGGTGAAGAGCGCGGCCGGAACCCGGTCGCGCTTTTTTTATGCCTACCGCGACAAATATATTTGTTGACTTTGCAAGTCGGCTGATAGATCGTTGACCGCCCTACCACAGGACACCCCCATGACCGCCGCGCTCGCTACCCGCGCCAGCCTCGCCGAAATTGAGGCGTACCGAAACCGCGCCCTCGACCAGTACGGCCAAGCGCACGACATGATTATGGCCGCAAACGAAATGCTTCGCGCGGCCGGCGAAACGCTCCGCAAGGCCGCTCCGGCGGCCGACGGCATGATGATGACGCAAGACCAGCGCAAGAGCGTTTTCGGGAGCTACGAAGTCGGAAAGCGCGAAGAATTCCTCGCCATCGCTCGACAGATGGTCGACGCCGACTGCTGGACCTCCGTCGTCAAGACCGTCGACCTAGAGCGCCTTATGGACAAGAAGGCGAAGGACGAATTGCGGGCGCAACTTCGCACGTCGCCGCCACCCTTCACCGAAGAGACGGCCGCCTCGACGCTGGAGAAGTTCGCCGGGGAGGCCGGCATGATTTTCCGGCGCGGTATCGCTGAAGTCTTCTCCAGCCTCGACCGGCGCTTCCGGACGCATACCGGATGGAAGATCGGGTCGCGCGTCATTCTGTCGAGCGCCTTCGACGAATGGGGCCATTGGAACTACCACCGCAACCACCGCGACACGCTTCAGGATATCGAGCGGACTTTCCTGATCCTCGACGGCCGCAAGGCGGTTGCGCAATACGCCGGCATCGTCGGCGAGATCGATGCCGCCCGCCGCGCGGAGGGCCGATGCCTGTCGGCTCGCCAGACGGAGGTTGAAGGCGAGTTCTTCAAGGTCCGGATTTTCCAGAACGGCAACGCGCATCTTTGGTTCAAGCGCGACGATCTGGTCGCCATCGCAAACCGGATGATCGGCGAATACTACGGCGAGGTCATCCCCGAAGAGCGCAAGCACGACAATGACGACGGCGGCTTGCATGAGCCGAAGCGGTCGCTGGCGAAGAACTTCGGTTTCTTCCCGACGCCGGACGCGCTCGCCGACCGCGCGATCGAAGACGCGAAGCTCTACCGCCCCGACCACAGGCCGCTCCGCGTGCTGGAGCCGTCGGCCGGCACCGGACAGCTTGCGCGGCGCGCGCGGCAGAAGGGCGCGAGCGTGGTTTGCGTCGAGTATCAGCGCGACCTTGCCGCGAAGCTCATGGCCGAAGGCTTCGGCACCTATCCCGGCGACTTCCTCGACGTGACGACGGACACGATCGGCACCTTCGACCGCGTCATCATGAACCCGCCCTTTGATCGGGAGCGGGATATCGACCACGTCATGCACGCGCTGAAGTTCCTGAAGCCGGACGGCTTCCTGATCGCGATCATGTCCGCCCACACCGAATTCGCCGAGACGCGCAAGGCCAAGGCGTTCCGCGATCTCATGGTGAAGATGAATGCACGCTGGAGCGACAACCCGCGCGGCTCATTCTCCAGCGTCGGGACCAACGTGAACACGATCACGCTCCGCGTGTTCGCAGACGGACGGAGCTTCTATTGAAACCGTCGAAGAAAGCTATCGTGCGCGCCGCACAAAAGATCGCGGAGCGTAATGGAACCGCCGACGAATTGCGACATGCGTGGATCGTCGCAAGCGCGGAGATCGACCCACAGCATCACGACGCCGCCCGCCTCGCGATGCTGCAATCCATCATCGAAGGCAACGACGTGCAAGTCGCCGCATCGGACGCACGCCGGGCTGTCGCTGACCTAGACCCCTGCCACACCAACGGAGAAGACCAGCATGACACCGAAAGAAATCGCCACCGCGCTCGACGCCTTGAAGCGCAAGGTTGGCCCGCGCGCCTACATTTCCATCGGCCTGACGAGTGACCATGACAAAGTGCGCGCCTCCGTCTATCCCGACGGCGTCACCTTCAGCGCCAATTCGATTTGGATCGAACCGCAAGAGACGTTCGAAGAGGCGATAGCCGCGCTTGACGCGGCATGGGCGGAACGTGCCGCAAAGTTCCACGCCGACACCGTCCGGAAGATCGCGCTGGAGATCATCAGCCTCACCTACTTGAACGGAGATTGCACGCGGGCCGGCCTGCGTATGAAGTTCTCGGATGCCGAGATCGACTTGCTTGGAGCGGACGCCATCGCCGTCGCCGCCACGATGGCGGAGGGCGGCCCGTTCTCCATCAAGTCGACGCCTTCGAACGGAGCGCCGGAAGACGACGGCAACGTCGTTTCCTTGGCCGCCTGAAGCCTTCCAACCCTGCCACAGGAGAAAACCACCATGTATCGACTGAAGACCACCGCTGGCGCTCTATCGACCGCCCTGAAGATTGTCCGCCCGATCATCGAAAGGCGAAACACGATCCCGATCTTGGGAGCCGTGCTTCTGAAGGGGTCGACGGCGACCGGGACCGACCTTGACGTTGAAATGGAAGTCGCCTTCGCCTCGATCGAGGCGGAGGGCGAGGTCGCTGTCCCCTTCCACACGATCGAGCGGATCACGAAGCTTGTGAACCGCGACGCCGAGATCGAGATCGCGACGGATGACGGGAAGCTCGCCCTCAAATTCGATGGCGGCAAATACCTTCTCCCGACGTTCGACCCGGCTGACTTCCCGCACATGGCGATCGACACGCCGGAACCCTTGGCCGGCTTCACCGACGACTTTAAGGCGGCCCTGAAGTTCGCCAAGGCGTGCATTTCGACGGAGGAAACCCGCTACTATCTCAACGGCGTATCCGTGGACGCTTCGGAGGATGCCGAGGGCAAAGTCCGCTCCGGCATCGTGGCGACCGACGGTCATCGGCTGGCCTGCTATCCACTCGACTTCGACCTCTCTGCGCTCAAGGGCGCGATCATCCCGCGCAAGACCGTCGATATCATGCTGAAGCTGCCAGCGCCGACGGAGGGTGCCCGCGCGGCGGCCGGCAACCGGCTCGAATTCCGAATGCCCGGCATCACGCTGCGCACGAAGACGATCGACGGCACCTACCCCGACTGGCGTCGCGTCGTGCCCAAGGCGGAAGCGGCGACCACGACGATTGAATTCGACCGCGTCGAGCTTCTGCACGCGATCAACCGCGTCCGCGTGATCGCCAACGGGTCGAGCATCAACGGCGCATCGATCGGCTATGGACCGGGCGGCGTAGTGATTGCAGGCGCGTCGCCGGATTGCGGGACGGCGATCGAATATCTTAGGAAGGCCAGCGCGGGCGACCGCATTGGAGAGGTCGCCTTCAACGCGCGGTATGTCTTCGACATGCTGGAGCTATTCGCCCAATCGAAGACGATCGCGCTCCGCGTCATAGATAGCCGCTCGCCGGCACATTTGACGGGCGACGAAGACCCGAAGCGCTTCGCCGTTCTCATGCCGATGCGGAGCGGCGACGGCATTGCCATCAAAGAAGCCACGGCGCTCGCCCGCAGGGAGGAGCGGAAGATAGCGGCCTAAAGGTTACGCGTCTGGTCGCGCCCCGCGCCTAACAAGCGCGGGGCATTTTTTTGCGATCCTGACAAATAAAATTGTTGACTGTGGGAATAGGGCGCGTATCGTGCTTGCGTCTGATTACCCCTACCACAGGACAACCATCATGAACGCTCTGAAGCCGGTCATCCCGGCGACCGCTTATCGTGCGGCTATGGCCGCGCTTACCATCGCGCTCTTCGGTCTGGTCTTCTACAGCCTCGCCGAACTGGATACCGCCCTCCGCCTCGCTCGCGTCTAAGGCCCGGCCATGAGCCGTCGGTCTTGGAAGTATATGAAGCGAAGGCAAGTCTCGCTTGACCGCGCATTTATGCGCGCGCACCGCGAAGACGCGCGCCTCCGGCAAGGCAGCAAGTGCGACTATTGCCTCGATCCGATCACGGCAAAAACCGCGACGGCCGACCATGTGATCGCACAGGCGAAATTCGGCACCGACCACCGCAACAACATTGTCGCCGCGTGCGGGCATTGCAACATCTGGAAGGGGTCGAAGACCGTCGTCACCTTCCGCAAGCTGATCGAGGCTCCGCCCCCCGGCAGCAATCTCAACTTCTGGCTCATTCATTCCCGGCTCCGCATGAACCGGAGGATCGAGCTTTTCCAGAAGCGCATGACGCGGCTGACTTGCGTCGCCGCGTGACCCTACCAACGGAACGGAGAAAGCAATGGCAAACGGAAACGTGCCCTCGCAAGCCGACCTGATCTTGGAGCATCTGGAGGTCTGCGAAACCATCACCCCGATCGAAGCTCTTCAGGAGTACGGATGCTTCCGCCTTGGCGCGCGCATCTGGGATTTGAAGCGCAAGGGCCACAAGATCGAGACGGAGATCATCGAAGTCGGCGACGACGGCAAGCGCGTCGCCCGCTACCGGCTCAACCCGAAGGCCGCGCCTGTCGCGGTTGCAGCGTGAGGGGCGCGGTCGGTGCGAATTCCGGAAATCCAGTCGCGCCTTTTGGAGATCGCCGCCGAGACAAGAAACGGCGAGATCGCCAAGCTCGCAAGGGCGCTGTCGCGGCGCTCGCCGAGGCGCAAGGCTCCGGCCGAAAGCCAGCCAATGACGCCGGAGATTGCGGCGCAAATCCGGACATTCGAGGCGGCAAATCCGAACCTGTCACAAGTCGCGATAGCGAAGCGGTTCAATGTCAATCCGGGTCGCGTCTCGGAGGCGATACGGGGCCGGAGGAACTAGACGACGACGGCTTCGACCTTGCCGGCCGCATCTGCCTTGCGCGGATGGAGGTCGACTTGGAGGCGATGCTGGAGGTCGAATTCCATGTTCGTCCGAAGCGCCGACGCGTCGCCAAGCAGCGGATGAAGCGCCTGCCTCGCTCTGTCCCTGCTTGACAATTTTTCTTGTTGCATTCATCGGAGAAGTGGCCTAGTTTTAGGCCACTCTACCACGGAGGCAAACCATGAAAACGAAGATCACCGCGACCCTTGTCGCGGACGTAGTCAAGAGCATGGCGGCACAAGCCGGCGTGCCCGTCCCGGTTCTCGTCGACCGTCTTTTCGTCGACGAAAACCCGAAGCTCACCCCGATCTTCGATCGCGTCATGAATGAGGCGGTCGAAACCCTAGCGAGGCAGGCATGAAAGCCCGGCCGAGCTATTGCGACTACTGCCTCGACGCTCTGGAGCCGTCGGCCGGCTACGCCTGCAACTGCAAAGGCTGGCTTGCCGCGAACTGCCCGGAGCCGGAGGAAGACGAAGACGAAACCGAAATCCCTGCCACGGAGATCGCAGCGTGACTTGCAATAAAGAGCTAGAGCGCATGGGCGGAGTTTATCCCAAGACGTGCGCGGAATGCGGGCTTGGCCCGTGCAAATCGGAGGTCCAGTCGCGGCCCGGCACGACGGTCTATGGCCTCACGCCGAAGCAAGCCGAGCTTCTGGCGATGCTTGCCGAGGAAGCGGCGGAGATCGGCTTGGCGGCCATGAAAATCCTCCGGCACGGATACGAAAGCTACCATCCGGATAGACCCACCCGCACCAACCGGCTCGACCTTGCGCATGAGATTGGCGACCTGATCGGCATCATGCGCCGCATGGTCGCCGACGGCGACCTCGACGGCACGACGATCGAAGTCGCCGCCGGCCTGAAGTGGAACCGCGCGAGGCGCTACACGTATCACCAAGGGGGTGCGAAATGACCGGCCTGTCGTGGTTCGCTGTCGGCCTCGCTTGCGGGATCGTGCTTGGCCTCACGATCGCTCTCGGGGGCGCGTCATGAGCGCCAGCGTCAACGCCAAATTCTACGCCAAGGGCTACGCCGAAGGTCTTCGCGACGCAAAGGCATACGACGTGGCCGCCTTGATCGTGGAGCGCGACAATCTCCGCGCCGTCGTCGACTTGGAAAGGCTTCTCCGCCTTGATCTGGAGCGCGCGCTTGCCGACAAGGCTGGCGAGATCGTGCGCCTTGTCGACCGGAGGGCGGCATGATCGCTCCGGAGTTCAAAAAGGGCGACCGCGTCACGACCTTCGGCGGCGGCTTCGGCGTCGTGGCAGGCCAGCACGAAGACGGGCTTGTGTGCGTCGACTACGTCACGCCGAATGACGGCCACCTTCACATCTGGCCCGGCTATCTTTTCAAGCTGGAGCCGGGACAAATCCCGCCGGCCTATCGGCACGCATGGGTGCAATAACGCTCCCCCTACCACAGAAGGAAACGAACTATGGACTTGAATAAGATGGCGGCCGAATGCCATGCAGCCAATCAGCATTGGTGGCATGATCCGGCGACGGGCGCGAAGCTCGACCGCAACATCGGAGAGCTTTTCATGCTGATAATCTCCGAGGTCGCCGAGGCGATGGAAGGCGAGCGCAAGAGCCTTCAGGATGACAAGCTTCCGCACCGCCCAATGGCGGAGGTCGAGCTTGCCGACACTCTCATCCGCATCTTCGACCTTTGCGGCGGCTTCAGCATCCCGCTTGAAGACATTGAGATCATCGAGCGACACGGCGACAAGCTGCCCGAAAACAAAGGCGACGCTCTTTGCGAGATCGTCTTGGTGATAACGGGCGCGCGCGAGGCGTGGGGCACGGAAGGTGTGCCGACCGTTCTGTCGATCGCGATAGGCTTGATCCGCGCCTATGCCGCCAAGCACGGCTACGATCTGGAGGGCGCGATTGCCGAGAAGCGCGCCTACAACGCGACCCGCGCCGACCACAAGACCGAAGCCCGGCTCGCGGCCGGCGGCAAGAAGTGGTGAGGGCGCCCGCCATGAAAAGCGCACTTGCACTTTCGATGATGGCCGGCGCGGTCGCTATGACGGCGGGAGCGGTTCACCCGACTGCGCCGCCCACGTCGGCCAGACGCGGCGCAAGGACCGGAGGGCACGCCGAGGCGGTTCACCCGATACCGGAAGAGAGCGGCGTCGCTCCGCAACCGGACGGGCCGCTTCCGGCCGCCTTCCGCCTCACGCGGGAGAGCCGCAAGCTCGCGCGCCGGATCGGCGTCGAGTTCAACGGCGTCCGGCGCAACGACGTTTACGCCTACGACGTGGAAGAGGGCTGGATCGAGATCGCCGACGGGGTCCGGCTGCAAGGCTTCGTCGAGCCGTATTGGCGCACCTTTGCCGAGCCGGTCTATCGCCCGCCAGCCGATCCGGCACCGATTATAGCGGCGGCGGAGGCCAAGCGCGCCCGCAAGGCCGCGAAGCTCGCCAAGATCGCCGCCAAGGGAGGGATTGCGTCGTGACGACGGAAAGAGCGAAGGCGCGCGCGAAGCGCCACCGGAAGATCATCACGCTCCTGAAGGGCGGGAGCGTCCTGAAGGCCGCCGAATTGTCGGCCGCCGTCGGCGTAAGCGTGCGGTCGATCTATCGGTCGATCGTCACCCTTCGCGAGAAGGGTCATCGCATCGACGGCGAGGCCGGCGTCGGCTACATGCTGCGGAGGGCCGCCTAGATGGAAGTTTCGATCACAGTCGGATGGTGG